AAGTTGTCAATCTCTTCCGAAGAATTTTCTTTATCCGTATGTAACCAAAAGGCTGGCCACAGGAAATTTGCTTTCGGTAAAATCGCTTTCAAAGTATATTTACCAAATCCATAGTTTTTAACAGAACACAACAACCCTGTTCCATAATCAGCCTTGTACAAGCTACCGGGATATTGTTTCAGGTATTCATCTAATTCAGGTATGTATTCACCGTCACGTACCCATGTATCGGTAACAACTTTTTGAGTGTTGTCAATTACTGCCGGATTACGGTGTATTCTTAAATTTACCGTACCATTCGGCAGTATTTCAATAGCAGAAGAATCATACCAGCAATTAGCTCTCGGTGTTGGTTCGGGGTGAACCCTCCCCCAACGATGGTGTACCAACCAATCCGTTCCAAAACAATTAACAGTTTCAATCATATTTTTAAGTTTTAAAGTTTTCTAAAAAGGGGGAGGGTGCGGTAATGTATTAAAAATAGAACAATTAGAACAATGAAAATCGAAAAACCCTCCCCCTACACTACGTCTGAAATACGACGGTGTCCCTACACCGTTGTTTCTTTTACCTTTGAAATTCCTTTTCTGATGGATACTTCAAAGACTTTATCTGCATAAGCAGTAAGTGTCTGATTATGCGTGACAATTATAAATTGTATTCCAAGTTTATTTGAAATTTCCTTAATCATTTCAGAAGCGTTCTCCTGGTACTCTTCACTTAGGAAACGCATAGGTTCATCCATTATAATAATGTTCCGGGTTCGGTGCTGTTGCATAGACCAAGAGGCAATACGCAGAGCGAAGGCAGCAACATCAACAGTACCTCCCCCGGAAGCATCAAGTGGTTTGAATCGTTCTCCGTTGCGTTCAAACAATACGTCACATTCAGTTTTATTCCTACGTTCAACAAATTCAAGCAATAATTTGTATGGTTCGTTAAATATCCCCTCCAATGCCAACGATGAAATATTGGAAATATTAAATTCCAGTTGCTTTTGTGTTTCCAATCCAACGACACGAATAATTTCACGTGCTTGTTCAAGATTTTCAAGGTTTATACGATGTAATCGTATATTAGTACGAATTTTACGGATATTATCCTCTAATTCCGTTTTTTTACCTTTTCTTTGTTCAAGTCGGTATCGTAGTTCAATCAGTTTCATCGGAAAGTAATTTTTCTAATTCAGAAACACCTTGCTCGATTTCATCAGAAAGTTTACTAATTTCCTTTTCCAATATCCTTGTTTTTTTGTTCGTTTGTTCAAAGGTACTACAATCAAAATCATCTTTGAGTTGCTGAAGTATTGCTTTTTCCTGTCCTTTTAATTGTTGAAATGATTCTTTGGCTTGATCGATTTCCTGTTTTAAGTCCAATAATTCACGTTCAGTCATCATTTGTTATAGTATTTAATTTAAACCACTTATGAAAAGATACATCTGCCGGAGTTATCACCCCCATTTTAAACAAACGCAAGGCATAATCCGTTCTAAACGAAGGGTGGCAGTTATTCAATAACACCGGTAAAGACATGAATTGTACAACGTCTCTTAGAATAGTGTTGTAAGAAACAACACAATGTTCAATCTCTTTCCTTAAAGGAAATTCTTCTTGTAAAACTTTCATTCTTTTTCTTTTAATAAGGTTCATAACTCAATAAATTTTGTTACCATTTCTTTGATTTCTTTTTCAACTTTATTCTTTTCATAGAATATTTCCAAGTTATGCGTAAAAGAAACGCCCGAATCCCAGTCTGTATTTAACCCTGCAACAAAAGCATCAATACGGTCGTTCCTTTTTTCCTTTATTTCGATGTGTTCCCGGCTTATTACGTTTTCTTCTATTGGAATAAATACCTGTTCAACAGTATTTGTATCAGCATACCAAAGGAAAACACAAGGTTTATGATCTGTTTGCCCCGCTGTTTGCCGTGTCAGGCTACCGGGATTTACAAGTAATCTACCCTTGTATTCTTCGACAAAAGTCTGATGATTATCACCTGTAACAATCAAATAATATTGTGAATACTTTTTTAACAATGCTTTTGCCGAACTTACGGTTTGACCGATGTACGGAGATTCACTTTTGTATGTAGGTATGTGCCAGACAAGTATCGTATGTTCTGTATGAAAGGAATATTGACAATATTCATCTGGTTCTTGCCCCCAACTTGCATTAGGTAATATTATTAATTTTTTAGCTTCTTTTAATACATTTACACCGCATTTATACGATAATTCCAACGAATGTTGAGGAAGATCGTGATTACCCATAACTACATAGAATTGTTCTGGTAAATGTTTAATTGTTTCTGATAATAAATGGGGGCTTGGTTTCCATGTATGGAAAAGATCACCAGCACAAATAACAGGACATTTATGTTTCTTTTGTAATTCAGAAATAAAATCAATTTTTTTCCATTGAGCAGACCAAAAGTCATCAGTACGGCATACTGGTACATCTTCCCGTAAGTGAAAATCACTACATAAAATCAACGAAGGTTGTTTCATATTTTTTGACAAGTTAAAACTGTTTCAGACCTACCCGGAATTACTTGGTCGTTGGAATTACCCCAACATTGAATATATATTGGTTCCTGGGATGATCTAACTGAAATTAGTTTAGCTTTTTGAGTTCCATTAATCCAAATAGTAGGAGGATTATTAAAAGCATTAGTTCCTTCTTCGATTTTTTCAGTTTTGAAAGTTACAATATCTCCATCTAAAATACCTTTGCCAATAATTTGATACCACCTTCCATATTGGTTTTTATGACCTACTTTTATTTGAATTTGCTCTGTAATACTTATTTCAAACTCTTCAGATAATTTTAATGGCTCTCCAAATTCCAGTTCAGTACCATCTGCTAATTGTGCTTTTACTATTCCTGGCACTCCCTGTTCTTCCGTAAGAATATTTTTTGGTACAAAAGGAATCAATCCAAGTAAAGCACTTAACCCTAAGAAATTTCTACGTTCCATATTCTATTTTATTTTAGTTCCACAAATTGGACAAGTTGTAAGGTTTGCCGTAAACAAATCCTCTTTTTCCTTTAATTGTAAGCCTTTTTCCCGTACTTTTACGGTTAAGGCGGTATATTTACCAACTAAGGCGTTAAAGTTGCTTAAATTGGCTTTCAATACCCTTTTTTGGGCTATTAATTGCAATAGGCAAGTAACTTTTGGCTCGATCAAAATATACCGGGAAATTTCATCTGTACTTTGTTTATTCTTTTCTAAAAGTAAAAGTAATCGTTTTAACTTTTCAAGTTTAGTTTCAACTGTTTTACGTTCCGTAATTTTATCAAGCAAATCATTGACAGGTTTTTCAGCTTTTAGGATTTGTTGCTCTTCCTTGATTAGGTATTGAATATTTTTCAGGTTATCTACAAGGTTTTCAAGTTCACTTTTCTCCGTTTCCTTTTCTATCATTTTTGTTTCTAAACCTTCCAATACCTGTAAACTGTTTTCTATCGTTTCAATATCTTCATATTGAAAAAGTTGCTGTTTCTTTTCCTTTAAATCTTTCCTGCGTATTTCCAATACCTTTGTAACGTCTCGTATTTCTTTTTGCACGTTTTTCATACCCCTGTCAATAAGGTCAATCCCGGCAATTTTATTGAAATACGTTGCAATTTGCCCCGGTGTTTCACTTAACAGGAATGGTTGATCAAGTTGTTGCTGAAGGTTTACTTCATCAATATTCAGTATTTTTACAATATCTTCCGGTACGTTTGCCCCAAAATCGGAATAACTAATATCATTTACTAAGTATTCATTTGTACCGCCTTTTTTACGGGCAACAACGGTATCTTCAAAAGTTGCTTTTACAACCGTATCACCACCCCACGTACTACGGAAAGAGTCACCACCGGGACGATTCCACACCAACCAGCGTAAAGCACGAATGATAGCGGTTTTACCTACATCGGATTCACCGATTATAATATTTACACCCTTATCAAATTTTAGTACGGTGTCTTTGTGGCTTTGATAGTTCTTTAGTCCTAATTCTTGTAACATGATGCGTTTCCTCTCTTATTATTCTACGTTCATCAATTTCTGAAAAACCCCCTCTTATATCATTTTCAATATTCATAGTTATCCACCAACCATAACTTTGCATCCATTTGGCAATTATCCAAAGTCCGGTACGTTTTATTTTTACCCAATAATATCCGTTTTCACGCATGACTTGTTTCACTTATTTAAGTTTGAAAATGTTCAAATCCTTCCCATGCAAAACGCTCATATTCATTACAATGTTCAGGTTCACTATTTTTTGTCCTTTTTCTTTTCCTTTTAGGTTCTTCCTTTTGCGTTGCATTAACTAATCCTGTAATGAGGTAGATAGCAAGTGGTTTGGATACTTTGTTGTTTACACGATCATCTTCGTCAACATAATACCCAAAGTGGTAGTAATCCAATTTCTTTTCCGCAAAAGCGAATTTTGCAAATTCTTTTCCGTAAAACAACGGAACCCATTTTTTCAACCGTTTTAAGATATACTCGTCTTCCATTCGTCAATTTTATTTGCTATTATATCAATTTCTTTAAGATATTCCTGTTTGCATATAGGACAACAATCTTGTAAGTTCAATCTGTAAACATTGGAGAATTTAAAAGCCATAGGATGCTTCTTTTTACTTATTCCACACAATATTTTACCGTTGGAATCAATGTGGTACATCGTCTAATATAACTTTTAATAACGTGGATAATTTACAAGCGCAGTAATAAACCGAAACAGCATCTGCAACAGCTTCATCGTGGTATTTAACGTTTTTATAATGAATTTCAGGGAAGATGTTTTTTATTGCTTTTACGGTTTCCGTTTTACTTGCTGATTTCTTACCCAACAGGGCTTTTTTGGATTCCATTTCGGAGAACCACTCTATTGGTTTGTTTAACAAATCAGCCATAGTTTGAAGTATCCCTGCTACCATTCCTACCATAACCGCAGCTTGAGCGTTTTGACTGCCGTGAGGTGCTTCCGAAACAATGTAGTAAACTTCATACTTTTCAATAATACGCAACAATTCTTTGTTTATTTCACTAACCCTGCGTAACGTATCATCAGACTTGCGAATACGTTTCTTTTTGTGATCAGGTTCAGTTTTAATGCAACCGCAATCAATTACCTTATTGTCTTTTAGTACAGCCCACCCCCAAGCCGTCATTGACGGGTCATTTGTTAATACCGTCAAGTGTTTTATTGTTCTTACCCTTTGTATCATATTTTTTAATTATGTTGATTACAAATTCCCTTTGTGATTTAGTCAAGGTACTATTATGAGTAGCAATCTTCATATATTCATTTCTGAAATCTTCCTCCGACCACCCTGCGTAAAATACAGGTACGTGCGTAACAAAATGTCGTTTTAATGGAAAAGATTGTTTTGTTTTCATTTTACATAACCATTGTCAAATACATGACATGTAAGTTTATTACCATACATTTGAACCGTACCAATATACGTTCCCTTAAAATCTTCTTTGATACTATGCCCTGTGCCTATTATTACAATTTCACGCAAACCCATTTTATCATTAGAGTTTACCAAACACCAAAGTTGGAGTTTATCCTCTTGTAATTGTACGGTTAGAATTTCAGAGAATAAAGGCATTTCAATCACTTGGCAATCCAAAGGTTTTAATGTATATTTCCAAATTCTATTCATACCAATACACCAAATTGTTCTTCAACAAATCCATGAAATTTCTTATGCGTTTGCAAATAAGTTGAAGGGTGATCTTCCTTCAATGCAAACGTAACGTGATTATAAAACGACCAAAGGTTTTCGTATTTAAACGGTTCAAACGTTGGTTGAATTATTTCCTTTTTGATTACGCTCAACTGCGTGGCGGTTATAATTTCATGTTCGATATACAATCTACCGGCTAATTCAGCCATAGCACGTTTGCTTACGGTTACATTCTTCATTTTTTCGGTAAGTATTTGTGTGTTGGTAAATCTTTTGGTAAGTTGTTCCACCGTTACGGCTATTTTTCCTGCAATCTCTTCCAATACCGTTCCGGTATGACGACGTACATACTGTATTTCACCTACAATCATACCGTTCATGCAAATCCAAGCATGAGCACCTGCTGAAAAAGCAACCGGTTTACTTTTGTCATAACTGTTTTGCCAAGCAAACTGCATACCCAGTTCTTTTTCACCGTTATACCGGATATTCATTAATCCGATTACTTGTTTTCCATCACGGGCAACTTTAAAATCTTCACTATAAATTTCAAGGTTGTTTTTTTGTAATTGTGTTTCCACCCTGCGTATTACCGCTTTATGTGCTACCGGGGAATATGATTCCGTGCGTTCCGGTACTGGTACTTTAAATATGTCTTCTCTTGTCATAATTTAATTTTATTTATTAAAAGTTTCCAAATCACCCAAAATTTATTAATTGTGAAATCCTGATAATATTTACCATCTTTTAAATATGCTTTTCCTTTACTTTTAATATACCAAGGAAGTTTCATCTTTCTTTTGGTTTACGATTACTTTCAAATTTACTTTCTATTTCTTCCCATAAATCAATAACCTGTTCACGCAGGTCATTTTCAAGACCGGATTTTTCAATTATTTTAATTGATTTTTCCATAGATGTATCTAATTTCTGTTCACCTAAACAATATACCGTATTTTTGGTATGATCTTTAATAAATTGTAAGTTTTGACGCACGTCGTCAATTCCGTAATCAAAGAGAATAGTCAGTGGTGCTGTGCGATACGGTTTCCAAATTGAACTTTTAAATACTTCAATTTCAGTTTCTACACCGATAACCCTTGTAACAAGTTTTCCGGCTATTGTTTCCTTCGCAATAATCTTTTGCGGTTTATTACACCGTAATCGCAAACTTGAATAAAAACCAATAGCCAATCCACCTGGACTTTCATATTTAGGCCCGTAAGTCTCCATGCTTTGCCGTACTTGATTACTGCAAACCATTAACAGGTTTTTTTGTGAAAGTATTCGACAAGTCCTGCGCAATTCCTCACTAAATTCCTTTGCACGACGCATACCCATCTTGTCACCTTCTTTGTTTTCCATTTCAAGTTCCGTTGAAAGTGCTGCCAATGAATCTGCAAAAACAGCATTTATCAATTCACCGTTTGGCTCCCATTTACGAACAGATTGGAATACTTCCGGTATTGTATCCGGTACTGTGTAATTTATTTTATTGGTATCCAAATCAAACATTTGAGCAAACTGCTTGTTCAAACGTGATTCAGGGTCATGGAACATTACTTCCCCCGCTTTGCGCTGTACGTCCCCTGCTATTTCACAAAGTAAGATAGTTTTTCCACAACCAGCAGGGCCAAACACTTCAACCAATATACCACAAGGAATACCCCCACCACGAACACGACCACCGCTAATAGCAAGATCAAGTAAAGTAGAACCAGTAGATACCATAATAGCTGTATCACCTTCATATTCAGATTTTTTAGAAACTTTTGCTTGTGCGTGTTGTTTTACTTGTTTTCCTAAATTGATTTCAACCTTCCTTTTTCTTTTCATCCGTAGTTTGTTTTACAATTTCATCAATAACGGTTTGAGTAAGTCCACGATTTTTCAATTCAACCCTTAACATATTACAAAAAGAATAAAACGTTGTATTCCTTTTTGGCAAAGTATGAAAGGCTTCTAAGGATGATTTTGCTATTTCTGTAATAAGTTCATCATCGGTACAATCACGTAACCTATCATACTTCCAATCGGATATTAACTTGGACATTATTTCTGATTTTGTAATACCCTTTGCAAGTGAATAAAGGTTAAGGAAGGAAGCCACTTCCTTCTTGACGTATAGTCCGATAAAAGAGGCTTCCTTACTTCTTGCGACTTTAGTATGTTTTTTAATTAAAGTCATTTCTTGTTTGCTTTTTTCTTTGCAACGCAATCATGCCACAAATCACAATCTTCACAATCGTCAAACCGATCGGTATCTACCCCAAAACGATGTTCAAACGGACATTCCTTTTCAGTACTTTTTGCTTTTCCTTTTTCAGGTACGTTTCTTTTGCTACGCTTTACCGGTTGTTTTACTTCCTCCTCTTCTTCTACATCTTCATCCGGTTCATCTTCATCTTCGTCCGGTTCAGGTTCCGGTTTGCGTTTGTTAAACGTACTGGTTCTTTTCTTTGGTTTTTCTTCCGGTTCATCATCAGGTTCTTCCTCCGGTTCCGGTTCATCTTCTGATTCTACCGATTCAAAGAAAATAGCTTTTAATTCGTCATACGTAAGTATATTTAACAACTTGTCCAAATCGGTAGCTTTGTCCATTATTTCAAACGGGAATTGTTCTTCACGTTCTTCAAAGTCAAACCTTGATGGGGCAGGGTATTTGTTCTTACCAAGTATGTTTTCAACAAAACGTACACGCACGCTTGTACCTTCTTCCGGGTGCATGAAACTTTCATACGCTTCCTCCGATTCAAGGTCAGATTTCATTTTTTGTTGGAACAAATAATCAGCCTGATCCATTACCATAATATTTTCAAGATCACCGGGTTCAGTAACTTTTTTACCTTTTTTGGTTGTAGTAATACTGCGTACAATAACATTGAATAAACTCCTTTCTTTTGCTTGCAGGGTTTTTACTTCTTCATCGGTATAATCCCGGCCTTCTTTTAGAAGTTTATCACGGTATTCACAAATAGGACATTTTTTACCTATTGAAGTCGGGCAAACAAACGTTTTATTGTCCGCCCCGATATTACGATGAATTTTAAACGGGCGTATCCACCAATAAGAACCTTCAACTGCAATAGGCGGATCATTGTTTACGTCACGATCAGGATGATTTTTTGAAGTGACTAAATACGGGATAAAATCCAGTACAACGTTGGTATCAATTTCCGGGGAAAAGAAATCCACACCGTTAGGCAATTTCAAATACCCAAAGTTTGAACCATGCCTACGTGATTCGTCTGATTTACGAACCATTCCTACAAAACTTAATTTTCCTTTTTTCATTTTTGAATTAATTTTAAAATTTATTTACGTATTAAACGCACTCTTGCATTACTTGCTTTTCTTTCTTCATTGTACTTTTCACGTTTCTTTTCTATTTCTTCGTGTAAATTCCTTGGTACTGACGGCCCTGCAAAATACTGCTGACCATGCAGTTGTACAAGTGCTTCCAAAGCTGCTTTACGGGTAAAGCAAATTTCATTTTTTACAATTTCAGCAGTATTAAGTTCAGTCATTGCCGTAATCCATTCTTCCTTGGCTTCAATATGCCTTGGGTGTGTCCGGTAATACGCTTCAATATTGGCTACGGTTGGTTTGCCTTCTACTAAAGATGGGGTTTGATTTACTTCAAGTATCAATTCCGAAGTAATTATTTTTACGTTTTCCTCGGCACGGGTAAACCGTTCTTTACATTCTACCCAATACTTACCATAACGTATTGCTAATTCAGCCTGTCCCAACCATTCGGTATCAAGACTGGTTTCATCAATTTTAATGTCACGTTCAAAATTCATTATTACAGGTTTTTAATTACCACACCTTTTTTACGGATATAAAAAGTTTCACCTTTTTGTACGGCACGTACTTGATGGCGTTTCATTTTCTTTACGGTTTTATGTTTTGTACTTCCGGCAAAAGGTAATTCTTTACTTTGCCCTACAAAAACAAAACCTAATAGGACAATAAATAGGATAAATAATTTTTTCATTCTTTCTTTTTTGTTAATTGTTTTCTTAACGATCTTACATAACTGGTAATAACCGGAGTAATACCGTCTTGCATTTCTTCAAGTAGTTCCAATGGTTCTTTTCCTATTGGAATTGTTTGTGAGTACCCGCTTTCAACTTTGGCATTTTCATAATTACCTAAATTGATGTTAATCGAAACAGTAACCCAACATTTGTTGTCGGTAGATTCAACAGTTTTCTTGTCCATTTTTACTTTGATTAAGTATTTTTATCCTTTAATTACTCTATATGAATTTAATACAATTCCAGGAAAACCAATATTGTAAGTTGGCTCTTCAAAACATTCAAGTACCAAACCGGCTACCTGATCATCTTTGTTCAACAAAACACTTGTGGCATACCCTAAAACAACCCTGCGTATTCCTTCCGGGTCTTGTTGTTTTAAACCCTGTAAAATATCCTTTACCTTATTCCAACTTTCACGTTTAATCAAAGCACGGCAAAGAGCAATACTTTCCGTTTGTTCTACGGCTGCTTGTTGTGCTATTGCCATCCTGCGTTTTGGCGGGGTGCTTAATACCTGTTCAAGTATTTGTAAAGCGTTACGTGGGTGTCCTTGGCTATCCTGTACAATTTGTTCAAGTATTTCTTGGTTTACTTCTTCATTTTCTTGAAAAGCTACGTGAATCAATAACTGATTCATATCCAAATCACTTAACAACTGTGTTTGGAATTGTGAACAACGCCCTTTTATTGTTGGTAAAAGTGATTGTGGATCAGTAGTACAAAGAATAAAATAAATATATGGTGGTGTGTCCTCCAATATTTTCAGTAAAGCGTTCTGTGAATCACCTGTTGCTTTGTGGATTTCATCAAGAATATAAACACGAATACCACCGCCTAAAGGAGTAAATTGAATATT